TTTCTACTGGGTGAAGCACTCATTTATTTACTATAAACCGAGTGGTCAAATTCTATCATTAATTAATTTTTTCATCAATCGACTTGAAAAGTCCGATTATTGCGTGGAAATTGGAAGTTTGACTTGTAGAGTTGAAAATTTAAAAAAAATAGCAAATAAATGAAGTCCCTTTTTATTTTAATGTGCCTTGTGCAAATTTGTTATTATTCGACTGTTGCTTCCTCAACGATGGCGCAAAACACCATCGCTGCTGATACAACAGTTACGAGAGATGAAATCATCACATATTTGATTGATTGTGGTTACTTGGAATCATCAACTTATTCTAAACACGAATTAAGGAGGTCTTTGAGGCAACTTCAAAGAGAAAATGATATGTTGGTTAATGGAAGAATTACACCAGAAATCCATGTATTTGTTCAAAACGAAAATGATAAGAAGATGGTTCTAGAATACCTCAAAGTTTTTGGTTATATTCGCCATTAAACTGTTGCAACAAAATTCTGGTGTTCTCACTAAAACAGGGTTAATAGACACCCCAACTATAAATTTTATCAAAACTCATAAACATGGTTTCTCGGAAGGTTTATATGCTCGTTAATCTGATGGTTATATTTAATCACAAATTTATTTTTTATGCCTGAAAGGTATAAAAGAGTTATAAAAAACTCGTAAAAAGGTATAAAATAAAGATGAGTTTTGCCCTACCAACAATTACTACTGTTGTGGATAAACATCCACCATATACACCAGATTTAGAACTTGTACAAAGTTCCTATTATACTTCAAGTGGTCGAAGTAATCAAAAATTACCACCGACGCTATGGCAAATTTTAAGTAAATATGACTCTTTTAGAGAACTTGTGAGGATTGCTCGTATGGAAGACGTTTTTAATGATCCACAGGCTAAAATGACCATATTTGTTCCAATTGATCTCTTGTTTCCTCGAACAACCTTAAAAGCGTGTATCGGTGAAAAAATTGAAGAGAAGGAGATAATCGCCATAAATTTTGAATTGGCCAGAACAATGGTCAATAGCGTCACTCTTCCGAGTGTGTTATCAACAACTATGATGATGCAAAGTGCCTTTACCAGATACAGAACTCGAGATTTGGTCAATACTTTGACTGTTGAAACACCCCACTGTGTTCAATTTGAACCTCAAACCTATAACAGACCCCCGTTTGGAATCGTTCTGAATGGGAAATCAAGAGTGTTGATTCCAGACATTTTGGCTTCTAATGGTATGGTTCATACCATAGATAAATTTCCATACTTTTAATTTGAAAAATGGATTGAAAAAGCAAAGGGGGAACTAGGAAAAATTTGAAGTTTTCAATTTTATGCTTCTTGGAAGCATAAAATCGTCTAGTGGGTAGCATCCACTTTCTTTTTCTTTGTTTGGTATAAAATTGTCTTCACGTTTTGGCCCAACACTTTGAACATAAAGAATGTATGGATTATATTAAGGATAAACAAGATGAACAAAGGAAAGCGTTTGAGGTCGCTTTATCCATGTGCAATTTATCAACCACATTAGCTCGTATGGGTGGTGGTTTAGGCTTTCCAATTTAAGACACAATTTTATGCTTTTTTGAAGCATAAAATTGAAATAAATTTAATCGCCAAGTGTTAATTCAAAGGCGTCTTCAACATTGGATCAATATGCATTCCTAGGCAAGGGTAGTACCCACGGAAGATTATCATATTTCAATTTTATGCTTCCAAGAAGCATAAAATCGTCTAGTGGGTAGCATCCACTTTTCACTGTGTTGGTGGTCAATTTAACCATAAAGTTGGTATTTAACCTATGTTGGTATGTCAAATTGAAAATTATTGAACTCGCATATCGGCAAAGTTATCACAGTATTCTCCAACTAATAAATGAATGAAATCAGAATAAATGATCCTTTGCACCATCATTTGGCCAAGAAAAGACCTGTTCATATTATTGGTGGTTTGCACCACGATGAACACGAAGCTGCATTGAAGGCGACTACACCCGATTTTGTACTACCGCCGCTCAATACACACATTAATTTTCTGAAGTATACTCAATCATACTCTGATCAAGATCATTTGGACCTTCATCTAAGGTTCACTGCAAGTGATCATGATATCGAACCACCAGAAGTATACGATTGGAGGTTTGTGTATCCGGTGGATGATGCGAACCGTAAAGCTCAAAAAAAAAATATAATGCCTCCAGACAACCAATATCTTTGTGGATCTTGCTGGGCTATATCAACTGCAAGTGTTATTGGTGATGCTTTTGTTGCGGCTGGACTGGTCGACTGGAGACCAGAAATATCAACCACGTGGGCCTTAACATGTTACCCTCAGGGCAAGTGTGATGGTGGTAGCCCAGCTTTATTGTTGCAAGATATTGCAAGAGGTTCCGGCATACCATCAAAACATTGTTTAGATTATTCTTTTTGTGCCAAGAATGAAAAATGTAATGGTCAAGCTGTCCAGCATTTTCAAGCTCAAAATTTATCTTCTCTTGTACCACAAGAGTGTGCGTGTTATTATGGTGGTGACGTTCAGCATTACAATTATCTCATAAACAAGGATATTAAAACGTTGGCAATTGGGCAGGGGGCAACCACCGCTGAAAACATGCACTCAGCAATTAAAAAGCACATTTTATTACATGGTCCTGTGCTAACAGGGTACTTTGTCATGAGAAATTTTAGTTCAGGATATTTTACGAAAATTAATGGTGGTGTATATCTTGAACGCGCAAACTACATTCCTGGTTCATCTTTGACCTTTAATGATGCCGAGGTTAGTGGTCAAAATTATAAAGGTTCTCACGCTGTTGCAATTATAGGATGGGGTGTAGCCAAAAATATATTATACGACAATAATAAAAAGGGAGATGTGCCGTTTTGGTACTGTAGAAATTCGTGGGGTCCAAATTGGGGTGGAGATAGTGGTTATTTTAAGATGGCAATGTACCCTTTCAATAAAGTTGCTCAATTTGGAAAAATTGTCGATATTGTGGATAGTCAAGGCCAGAGACATAGATGCGGTGGAATAGTCACGTTTACGGTTGTAAAACCACCACAAAAAACAACATTTAAAACTTTAAGTAACAAACCTCCACAACTCTTACAAAACGAAGACTACTACAAAAAAACCGAAGAGGGATATAAACCTGGAGGTACTCCACAACCACCTCCATCTACTCCACCCGGGGGTGGTCCCAGTGGACTTTTACCCGTGTCAAGTTATTTTTCAACTGAAGACATATTGCTATATTTGGTTCTTCCAGCCTTTGTCATCTTTTTGATTATTATGGTTGTAAAGATCATTAAAACAAACGAAGCGTCACTATAAAATTTTAAACTACTCTTTTATGCCTGAAGAAGGCATAAAAGAAAAAAAGAAAGAAATTCTAGGAATTAGTTGACTAACCCATTTTTAAGTAGGTTGAACCTTAAAGGGATAAAGAATAGAGTTGAATGTTTTTATGCTGACATTCATCGATTAATTTATCATCCATTAAATCACTTTTGACAAATATCGATTTTAATCCTCCAAGGTTAACGTTATCCAATATCAAGATTTCTGAAGAATAAGGATCGAATGTGTACCCTTTCAACAAATGTAAATTATCAGGGTTGCTGATAGTCATACCTTCCTCTCCTGAAAACTGAGATGGGGCAATTTCACCATCTTGTGCAATACAAAATCCAAAATTTTCTTCGGTATTGATTATAAAGTTGTTATGGTTCAAAATATCCTTGGAAAAAATCAAGACACAATCACCAGAATAGTGTGCCTTGATTGGTGTATTGACTGTCAGTAGTCGAAAGTATACACCATCAACTTCGTCAAATTTGTCACTGAAGTTTGTGTCTGTGAGAGAAATCTTTGGATTTGTTGAAAGTCTTCTCTTGGGACTTCCTTGAGACGTTGTTAGGCCAAGTTCTTGTATTTTGGAACTTTTAAGGAGAGTGTTCGCCTTTAAAATCCCCGAAAGACTTGATAAAGAAGTTTCGTGCACAATTAGATACATCTTTTATTTATCCATTTTTTCCGTGATTGCAATTCAATTTGCTGCTGGTTGATTTACACCATAAATTTAAATTTACCAGATTTTAAAAAATGATTAATTTTTTATTTTTAAGTATAAATAAACCATAAGATGTCATCTATTTCAAGTGAAGTTCTGGTTGACCAACAGACTGATTTGTCGGCGAATAAATCAGTTTACACAAATATTTTCCATACCCCCATTTTACAGTCTTTTATGGTTAAATCAAACCTTTCAATAAATTTATCCAATCTTGTGGATGCTTTGGGCGCCCACATTGATCTGTTAGAAAAAGAAATAGAATCCTGTCGTTCCGGTACACTTGTAGCATTAAAATATAAAAATACAATTAGAGGAAAAGATGACCTGTTCAAAACAAAAACTGGTTTTAAGAACGCATGCCACCTTATAATGTGCCATACACTCGATAAACGAAAGAAAAAAATGGTTCAAATCAAGATCACCGCCGTCGGTACATTCCAAGTAGTTGGTATACCAGTTGTAGATGTAGAAAAAGTTGTTTATAAGGTGTTTTTACTGCTTGAAAAAATTAATAAAACCAATGATATTTTTAGGTATGTGTCGGCAACTAAAGACGATAATGATACAGCGGGGCTTTGTCCCGTTGTTAGCCATAATTTTAAGACTGAAGAACACAATCGTTTAGAAATTGTCATCGTTCCAATATTGAACAATTACATGCTGACTTTGAGCGCAAATATGACAAAAAATATTTTCCAAAATTCAAAGGTTCAAATCATCCAAAAATTTATAGATAATAATTTTTTAAGCTTTATGGTTCCTAATGATCCTGCAATAACAATAAAAAAATCTTTTTCATACAAGGACTTTAGTAACCATCCAATTAGATATATAACATGGAATAAAAAGTGTGGTAAGGTTGTACGCCACATCGAGTACGATTCTTACACGACTCTCTTAAAGGATATTCAGAAGGAAAATGCGAGATCGAAAAAATATTTAACTTTAAGGTTGTATTCGACCGGAAAAGTGTTAGTTAGTGGATTCGACGAAATACTCATACAGAATGGGATTCAAAAGTTTTTATCAATTTGTGATCAATTTTGATCACAGTTCAAAATTTACCAAAGTGTTCAAAAATCCCGAAAGGGAAAATTCTTAATTTAATTTTAATGATTGAAAAAACCATTAAAATTACTTTTCATAAAAAAATTGATTTTTATTTCGAAAAATCAGATGAAAATAAAGATATGTCTGACCTTGTAAAAACAAATGTTACTAACGATGGGGCTTTAGCCCCATCGACCACGTCCTTTCTGGGTGTGGTTATTGATACCGAAAATGGTTCGAGTAACCCTAAAATTAATAAGGCTTTGGATAAAAGCTTTAGTCTCCTTGATATTATGGAGTTTGTGAAAGTGACCAAATTTAAGCTTAATATGACCATGTTTGACTACTTTTGGCAAGTGGTCGTTGGAAATGTTACTGGAGTACCCTGGTATAAAAAATTGAAATTTATTATGGTAAATAACACTATAATAAAATATTTACTATGACTACTAAAATTGGTTATATCTATGCTATCGAAAACAATTTCGATAGTTCGACTTATATTGGTCTAACGACGAAGACTATTAAAGAACGTTTTGCTCAACATCTTCAAGCTGCAAGGTCGTCTAGAGCCACCTGTGTCTTGCATCTCTTTATGGCTAAACATGGTCCAAAAAACTTTACTATTAGAGAACTTCGTAGGGTTGAATACCATTCAATCATAGAACTTCAATTGATCGA